GTATAGAATCGCCTCTAATACTATTAAACTCTTCAATCAGACCATTAAGTCTGCTCAAGAACTTCTGGTTCTTTATCTCGATTTCCATCTTCATTCCAAAATGTTAGAGAACTTTTGACTCTGCCCCAATTATCCGTAAAGAATATTTCTTGGGTATCTTCATCAATATTCAATTCTTTCGCTCGAAAACTCTCAATAACAACCAACCAAGTCATTGTACAACCAGACATAACTCCTTGGGACCTACCCCAAAGATATGCACCAAACATACAAAAAAGTGTTAAGACCGTTTGATATAATGGATCCATACGTTTCTCCTATGAAACTTTAATGCTACTAAGTCTCTTACCTGCAGTTGTATTATCAAACACAGGTTTATCTTCTTGCTCAATAATCGATTTATCTTTAGTTTGATCGACATCAAACAATCTCATCTTAGAACGATCCACCCCAATACAGAATCTTAGATTCACGTTCGGGTCATTATAACGATTCTTCAACTGTTTAACCATAATCTGGTTCAAAGAGGAAAGTTCCTCATTCGAGATCAAAGCAAACATTAAATCTGCAGTTGCTGGCAGACCAAATGACTCAGATGTATCTTCAAGTCCAGGATCAGAACTAGAGAACCCACTACGAGTTGTCTGTGTAGCAGACATAATAGGAACATCAAATTCTACTGCCAACCCACGTATTTCCTCAGCAATCGCCTTGATATAACTGTAGGAATTAATTGCGCCACCCATACCTTTCATACGCGAGGACGCACATATATTTAGGTAATCTATGAACACAATCTCTGGTTTGAACGAGCGTTTCAGTTTCAGCTCGTTGAATAGCGCACGGAAATGATTCGCGTGTGCTTGACCAGTCGGATACTCTTTAATGATCAACTTACCTTTAGTTTTATCAGCGATTCGCTTCACTCGATCAGTAAACATGCTCTTAGACATATTTTCTAACTGATCGATTGCGACGTTCATTAAGTTAGCGTCGATACGTTCAGCGATACGTTCTTCTGACATTTCAAGTGTAATATATAATACATTGTATCCTTGAGAGAGCGCACTAGCAGCGCTGTGACACATGAACAAACTCTTACCAACGCCAGTTCCAGCGAGCGCAATGTTAAGGGTTTTGTTCGGCAACCCACCTTTAGTAATGCGGTTGAAATAATCTAGGTCAAAAGGAATACGTTCTTCCTGTTCATGATAAAAGTCATATCTCTCTTCCACATTCTCAAGGTAATCATGACCAATGTTTGTGTCAAAGCAAACTGCTAGTGCATTTTGAAGAAGGTCCGGCAAGGAATTCTTAGTAAGTTTGTTATGCTTGCCGTCAAGGATCGTGATAGACTCCATAATTGCACCATGAAGCGCACGATCCTGACACCACTTTTCTGTAGTGTCAAGTAACCAGTCACCGTCCTCTTCTTTAAAGGTAAAGATGTCTGGTAAAATATCAATTGCGTGTTTGTAAGTTTCTTCAGTTAATGTGTCAAGACTATCTACATTAATCTTGAACGCTTCCTGAGTTGGAAGTTTATTATATCTTGAAACATACTTAACGACTTGTGTGAATAGTTCTTTATAAACTCCTTGGAAATAATCTTTTTTGATAAAAGGTAAGACTCTTCGCATAAACTCTTCATTGGTTAGAAGATTGCGAAGTATAGTTTTTTCAAGGTCAATCATTTTGTTCCATATCTTTTAAGACAATCGATCCGTTACCAATGCTCTTTGCCATAACATCTTCAAGGATAAGAGCAGCGTGATCTTGTAACGGGACATAAGTAACATTTAAATCAGGATCAGGAGTTGATATTACCTTAAAATTAAAATTAAGGCAATCGTTTTTTCCATTAAAAGAAACATTACCGAAACGAATAATTGTTTCAGTAAACTCTCCTGTTAATATACGAATGTCCCACGCTTGGGCGTTATTCGACCCAACCGCAGGAATTAATTCGTAATCGATATCCTCTGATACTTTGTCAACATTAATCATTAACTTCTTCCAAGTCAAGTTCTAACGTTGGTTTCTTACCAATTTTATACAAACGCTCAACTTCTTCTTTAAACGTTACGCTGGACAAGATACCTTTCCAGAAGTCTCCATCAAGTTCAGAAGCACGATATTTCTTTTCTTCATTTACTTTCTGATACCATCCGTTAGATGGTTTAATTACATGACCAGAAGCAAGAGCAACATCCAATAAACCACTAAACTGATCTATGCCACCATCCCACGTTACGCTAATCGGAATCTTACTCTTTTCTTTAACAAACCTTGATTTGTCAACGTTAATAATAAAATCATAACCAACAACTTCAGTTCCTGTTTTATTTTGACGTCGACCGAGGATCCAGATATTATCAGCGCTGTAGTAAATACCAGTACCACCGCCAACGATATCTTTCGGGAACAAACCAATTTCTTTGTAGGTATGATTCACTGCTAAGAGAGGAACATTCTTCATTGTTAGGTAAGGTGTTGTCATACGGAACAAACCTTTTAATGCTTTGGCGCGTGACATGTCAGCAACTGATTTCTCGTCGAGCGCATCCTCTAATTCTTTCTTAGACGCTAGATTACCAATAGAGTCAATTACAACAATTACTTTTTCACCCTTCTCTACATTATCTAATTGCGAAATTAAATCGAATTTGAGTTCTTCAACATTTGTGATTGGAACATGTAGAACTCTGGCGGTATCAATTTCAAACGTGTCAAAATAAGATTGGGGTGAACCAAATTCAGAATCATAAAAAAGCATTACCGCTTCGGGGTCTGCCTTCAGATATGCTGATGCAATCTTCAAAGCAAATGACGTTTTAAAATGTTTAGAAGGTCCAGCGAGAACTGTTAGTCCTGGTGCTAAACCACCGTCAAAAGAACCAGATAAAGCAACGTTCAACATTGGAACGTCAGTTTTAACCATTTCTTTGCTGGTAAAAAACTCAGAATCAGACAATACCTCAGTATGTTTGAGTTTGCTATTCTTTTTGAGTTTGCTCATTAGAGACATAGATTAATCCTCTTTAAGATTTTTGTAATTAACGCATTCATCAATTAGTGGAATTTTATCGCTCATCGCTGAGAAAATTTTCACGTCACGATTTAAGTACTCTCCCTTATGACTTTTTGCCATTTTAATGTTCAAGTTGTTTTGATCTTTAACTCGAATAAATGTTGGAATAGTAGTCGTTTTTTCTTTTACCAAATCTCGAGCAGAAAATATTCTTCTAACCGCATTGAAATTTAGGTTATCAATTTCAATTGCTGCTTCGTAGAGTTGATTAAAAAATGTCTGTTTAACAGCAAGAAAACCACTAATCGCTAGTTTAGCAAACGCTGCTTCATATGGATTACACATCTCAATTGAAGAAGAATCAATTATTAGATTACTATAATTTCTATACACATCAATCAAAGCACTAGCAGAAGGAGGATAACCACCAACAATAATTAATGATGGATTAATTATCGATTCTATATCTTCTGCGTCATAGATTTCTGGATTATAAGCAAATCTTTTTTCGAAAGATTCAGTATCAATAGAAGATTGAATTCTTCCAATGGTTTCAGGAGAAACAGCTGTTTTTAAACAAATGCCTCCACCAGTTTGCTTAATTGTTTTTTGAATAGCAGTTATAATTTCACTATCGTCAATTGTGTCGTTTGAAAGAAGTTCAGTTGAATAACAAACGAACGTCAAGTTTGGTCCCCATGAAACTGACGCATCAATGTCATCAAACAAAACAACTTCAGTTTTATTTCCAGAAAACAACGTTTTTATTCCAACTGCTAGGGAGTTATCTCCAAGGACAGAAACTTTTAATTTAGCATTTGATTGCTGTTGTAATTTTTTTTCTTGCTCTTCTTCAAGCATCTCTGCTTTCAGATCAATTACTTCACTCATAATTTTTTCCTCTAGTTTCTATACACATATTCTAGTGCACTATCCGCTTCAAGTTCAAAGGGACGATTCTCGTACCAGTTACCAGTATCGCGATCGAATTCTTTACAGAGTTCAGCGATCTGTTTTGCTGTTATGGGATACTCAGACTTAACTGCGTTTCCCGCAATGGCAACCATAATCTGATACATCTTATGATACCATCCTGTTCCACTCAAAGCAATATATTCTTGCCCTAGTTTTTTTGGGAAGAAAGGGCAGTCTCGATAAGAAGACCAATTGACTGATGTATTAGTCATTTGCTCTTTTCTATACTTAACAACCTCTTCTCTAATTGCTTCGGGTAATCTATCTAGGAAACCTTTACCGCTGCTTGGTGCAGTATATTCCCACTTGTTCATAATATCTGCGGGATCCATAAACTTGCCTTCATTATGAAAGTAAAAGTTAAATGCATCTGGATACTGCGCAGGAACATAATACATTCTTGATAGATCTTTTGTTTGCTTATCTCCAATCTCTTTGGTTTCTTTCGTTATACCAAACCAAAAATGCGGTATCTCTTTCGCTGGGACTGTTCTTGTTAAGGGAAAAACCAATCGAAACTTAGGTTGTATCGGCGTAGATGATGCTGTAGAATAACAAACAAATTCATATTCGCCACATATATCCTGAAGATCAGTTATGTCGTGCCAAACGTCGCCATAATCATCAACATCAATAGCAGCCCAAGCGCCCCAATAATCAACATTTTTATTAGAACGCGTAGTGCCGGAAAAATAACAAGCAGGACTAATAAGAGGAGAAGAATTGTTTCCACCTTTCTGACCTTCCTTTTTAGATAAGTTACACAAAAGCGATTCGAACCCTTCCCAGGATTCAAATGCCATTCCGCGATGCGTTTTATTATCAAACGTGTTTTTGAATATCGTTAGAGAATACATGAAACAATTATGCCATATTCTGTCACAAATGTAAAGCGATAAGTCATTGATTATCCAAAGAAATCTTCAAGGGACGCTTTAGGTTCGTCCTGCCACCCGATAGCGTCGAGGAGAGGACGTAACGGTTCAAGGAATGTTTTGTCAAACATTTTCTCATAGTCCACGTATTTATGCAGTTTCAACTCAGTTGGAAATTCGTTCGGAAATGCGATGATATTTTCTTTGATAAAATTTGGTGTCCTGAGGTAAACAAACTTGATCTTCTCACCGTTCTTAATTAATTCATACTTGTTTTGTAATTTATTCTCCTTAATGTAATGATTATAAAGAAGCGACCCGCGCACATGAATTGGAGTGCCCTTACCATAGATCGTATTCTTATCACGAAACTTAGATATCTCTTTAGCAGTTCTTGGAAAGGCAACCTCCTCAGGACGAGTCGAACAAAACTCTTTCTTGAACTCTCGGATAAACTTCTGGGTCTCAGACTCAGACCCATTCAACAACACCTTAAAGATTTCCTGAAACTTATCACGGCAGATCTGGGGCGTGCTGGATTTAATCGCCTCAATACCCATGACCTTCATCTTAGGTTCAGTATATTGTACACCCTCGTTATTGTGTACCTGTAGTATATATCGCTTCTTAGCAGTCCAGATGCCTCGGTCGGCAATCGCTTCCCGCTTCATGATCATACGGTTTTCGTATGCCTTTGTTTCCTTTGCTTGTTTCTCATATGCCTTGGCAATCTTCTTCTCAAAATGTTCACAGACTTTATCAAGAAACTTAACTGGGTTCGCTGGTTTATGTTCAGTTACAAGAGGTGCCATGTTAATGTAAACTGAGTCAGTGTCAATCGCCAGGACATAATCTTCTTTAGTGCCAAGTATTTCTTGCATCTCATCATTAACTGCCTTCTCGGCGCAGAGGATCGCTCGTTGACCAGAGGTCGTAACTGCCTCAGCAATACGTAAATCGAAGTAACGAAAATACTTATTCGCGAGCGCACCATAGAGAGAGTTCATCAAGATCTTAACTGCCATCTGCTGGTTATCGTAGATCGTGATTTCATTCTCTAGTTTTTTAGTCGGTGCCTCTTGATATTTTCTCTTCGCCTCGAGCATTTTATCTTTCGCTTCAACGCGGTCAGCATAGAACTTCTTAATTACTCGGGGAATGATACCTTCAACATCATTACGATATCGAGTCCCGTTTGCTGCCTCGCAAATACCGTCTTCACTAATAGTCTCGGGCGACATATTATATTGTACAATGATATTGGGATAGAGAGAATTTAAATCAAAGGAACAAACCCATTCATGCATTCCAATCTTTGGATCTTTAACGAACCCACCAACGATTGATGACTTGAACTTGTCAACCTTTGGGGGAACGATGATCTTGAGTGGAATCAGTTCGTTGTATATAACAGAGTCCCATATACCAGTCGTGCCGAATGCATCATTATAATTACATTTCGCTTTGTACGCCATAGTCATAGCGAGCGTGATCAATGCCATCTTTTCTTCGAGACGGTCGACAAGTTCAACGTCTTTGATATTGTAGTCAATAAACTTTTGAAAGTCATGACGGTAAAGAGAGTGTAGCGAACCGTACTCTTCATAGGATAGTTTCTTCTCGCCGAGGACAACGTGGGCAATATGATCAAGTTTAAATGATTCCTGTTGTCCGTAGGTTAGGACGCCAAACTTTTGAAACAGATCATAATAATCGAGACTAGAGATACCTTCGAGTTCGTAGGTGAATGCTTCCTGACCCATGCGCGTATGGAACTTACGTTCTTTGACCAAACCCCATGGGGAGAGTCTTTTGTATTCATTGTTTCCGAGGACATGCTCAATTCTATTAACGAGATAAGGTATATCAAACATCTTGGTGTTCCAACCAGTTACAACGTCAGGGTAATTGACTGCGCTGGACCACCAACCAAGGAAAGAACGAAGTAAGTTTGCTTCGTTTTCACAAAGGAAATAATTAATATTTTTTTCGCTCAGGGTTTCATCATAGTGATATAATCCCCAAACATAATAGACGTTGTCGATATTATTCTTGCAAGTAATTGAGATAACTTGGTGGTTTGCCTGTGCTGGTTCTGGGAACCCTTCGTCTGAAGCAACCTCAATGTCTATTGTGGTGACGTTGATTCGGTCGCGGTCAAACTTAACTTCGTTCGGGTATGCGTGCGCGAGATACTGATACACAAAATTACTCATTCCGTGTATCTCGAAGTTTTGAACGTTTTTGTATCTTTCGTAGAAATCCCTCGCCTCGTTTAAATCGTCAAACTGCATAGGAGCAACAGGTTTGCCGTACAGGGTTTTGTATTCACCAGTGGCGTTTGGGGACTCAACGAAAAGGGTCGGTTTAAATTTTATTTTCTCTGAATGACGTTGACCGTCTTTGTATCCTCGATAGAGGATGTTGTTGCCGACTTTTGATACATTAGTATAGAATTTCATACAAGTATTCTATCCTTCTTTGAATCAGATGTCAAGAAAAATCATCTGTGGTTGCGTTTGAATAGTATATTCATTATGTGATCTTCCCGTGTTAGTCAAGCCAAGTTTTGGTATGTAACACTGCGTAACAGGAGCGAGGATACTCTCTCCAACGCCTTTAGCAGCATCGTTCGTATTTTTCGCTTTACAAAGTTCTCCTGTTTGTCCATCTTTAACATAAACTACAGACTGTAGATTATTTAACTTTCTCATCAAAGACATTGGACCTTTGAAGGATCCACCAAAATCATCCTCTAAATTATCACAGAACTGTTGTGCATATTCTTGTTTCAATGTATGACATTCAACAGCAATACCGACGTTCCAAACATCAAAAGAATCTATCTCAGATAAAAGATTACGAAAGATTTCTTCACGATCTCCTCTAAGGTAAGCATCGTGTTCCATAATAATAAATTT